TATATCTGGAGAGACTCTTGATGACCTGAGAAACAATGGTCAGTTTATTGGCTCTGGTACGTTAATGGGTGTTCCATCTGGTGAGAAGTTTGACTTTGCTCAAGCCGAGCCGAATAGCCTTGCAAGGGAAGCCATGATGGATAAAGTGGAAATGATGATAGGTCTAGGGGCTATGTTTCTATCTCCAGCGGGAAAGGGTCAGGCCAAGACAGCAACTCAAGTAGATGGCGAGTTAATGGCGCAGCATAGTGTTCTAAGTCTAATATCGTCCAATGTCTCAGAGGCTTATAATCAAGCACTAGGCTATGTGCAGCTGTTTATGGGCGGTGATGAAGAAGCCACACTTCTTATCAACAGAGAGTTTGTTCGTCCTAATGCTACATCCCAAGATATTACGGCAATGGTTGCCTCGTTCTTACAAGGTGCGCTTCCTTTGAGTGATCTATTGAACTGGCAGCAGAGACATGGGCTGGTCGATAGAGATAAAACACTGGAAGAATACTCTGAAGAGATAGGCGTACAAGACGCAATGGTTGATCTTGACGAAGAAATCTAATGCCTCAAACCCCACAAGAGCTTTCAGATATTGCTGTTAGGCATCAGGTTTATCTTGAAGGCTTGAAGACGCATGAGGTTAAAAAGAATCAAAAGTTTTTAAAAGATATTGATAAGATTGTCAGCAAGAAGCTGATGAATAAAGATATTACTGGCTACACAAAAAATAAACTTAACAAGTTATTGGCCTCAGTTAAGCAAGATTTAAAAGTAATCTCTAATGATTTCTCCAAGATGGTTTCTGAGGAGTCTATTGATATTGCAAAAAATTCAAGAGATTTTGAAATTAAAACTTTAAAAACTGCTGTTCCAATCGAATATTCTGTTCCTTCTGAAACTCAATTAGCCGCTGCTGTTTTTGCAACTCCTTTAACAATGAAAGGTATGGACACTGGAAAACTGTTAAAACCTTTTTTAAAAGACACGAGTAAAAGAGCTGTTGAGCAGATAGATGGAATAATTAGAGCTGGCTATTACATGGGTCAAACCACGCCAGAGATTGTTAGAACAATTAGAGGAACCAAAGCAGCCTTGTTTAAAGACGGGGCTATGCACAGGATTAATCGCGCACTTAACACAGCAACTAGAACAGCAGTACAACACGCATCAGCTCAAGCTAGAAATCAAGTTTGGAAAGATAATGAAGATATTGTTGAGAGTGTAAAATGGGTTTCAGTGCTAGATGGCAGGACTTCTGCTGTTTGCAGATCACTAGATGGTCAAGTTTTTAATAATAGACCGCCACAAGGACCAAGACCGCCTATTCATTTTAACTGTAGAAGCACAACAGTTGCAGTATTGGATAGCCGCTTTGATTCTTTGGATGAGGGGAGAACAAGAGTTGCCAGAGAATACGATTCACAAGGAAAACAAATAAAAGGAAAGGGGGCTGTTAAGTCCATTCCGGCTAATGAGACCTATTATGATTGGCTCAAAAGGCAGCCAGACAAATTTCAGGCTTCAGTGATTGGAAAAAACAGAGCTAAGTTATTAAGAGATGGAGGCTTGTCTTCAGAAAAATTTGCCAAACTTCAGTTGTCAGAAGATTTTAAAGAGCTGACTTTGAAGGATATGAATAGGTTAGAACCTTTGGCTTTTGAAAAAGCAGATATAACAACGTATATTGACTAACAAACATTCGGACATTAGACTGTCGAAGTCGCTAACTGGGTTAGCAAATATCTCGGAGAGATTTATGATAGATTTTAAAGTTGAAAGTGTTGAAGATTTGCCAGAATCCATTCAAGAGCTGTATGAACAGAAGGATGACGGGTTTGAACTTAAAATCTCAGGACTACCAGAGCAGGATGAATCTAATCTCTCTGGTCTAAAGAAGAAAGTAGAAGAATTATTGACCGAAAGCAAAACCGCTAAGAAAAAGGCTAGAGAAGCTATATCTGCGGCAGAGCAAGCCCAAATGGAATCGGCCAAGAAAGGTAATGATACAGAAGCTCTGCATAAGAGCTGGGAAGAGAAATTTAATTCCCGTGAAAATGAGATGCAAGGTCATATAGGAGAGCTAACGAAAACCATCGTCAAGCTAACCAGTGGTCAAGCCGCATCACAGATTGCTTCTGAGATTGCTGTTCAAGGTTCGGCTAATGTCTTATTGCCGCATATTGAAAGAAGGCTCTCTACAGAGAATAGAGATGGTATTCCTCATATCGTAGTATTAGATAATGAAGGACAGCCATCAGCTATGACAGTTTCAGAACTAAAGAAAGAGTTTCAAAATAGTGCGAGCTTTGCTCCGCTAATAGTAGGAACAAAGGCCAATGGCGCGGGGCGTACAGGAGGCAAGGATAGTGGCGGTGCTACTTCCCAGCAAATAACCAGAGCAGATTTTGACGGATTAAGTCAATTTGAACGCTCTAAATACGCCAAAAGCGGCGGCAAAATAACTGATGACTAAGGTGATTTCAAATGGCTAATGTTCTAACTGATTTAGCGGCAGACATATATGCAGCAGCAGACACGGTAGGTCGTGAACTTGTTGGTGTAATTCCTTCATGTACTATTAACTCCAACGCGACAGAAGTAGCGGCTCAAGGCGAAGTAATTCGCGCAGCTTTCACACAAGCGCAGGCAGTAACCACGGTTGCCCCTGCAATGACAATCCCAGAAGGTACTGATCAAACTGTAGACAATAAGACTATGACTCTTAGCTCTACGGCTTCGGTTAAAATACCTTGGACGGGTGAAAATATTAAGTATGTAAACAATGGCGCTGGCTTTGACACTATTTACGGTGATCAAATCAAGCAGGCTATGAGAGCAATCACTAATCAGATTGAAACAGAAGTTGCTCTTGATATTGCTGATCGCGCTTCACGCGCAGTCGGTACGGCAGGCACAACTCCATTTGCTTCAAACTTTAATGTTGTAGCTGAAGTTCGTCAGGTTCTAGTTGACAACGGTATGCCTTCAAATGATCGACAGGCAACTCTTGTTATTAACTCTGCGGCTGGTACTAAGCTGCGGAATCTGGCTTCTCTAAGCTCAGTAAATACTTCAGGTAATGAAGATATGTTACGCAGAGGCACTTTGCTCGACCTTCAAGGTCTTCAAATGAAAGAAAGCGCAGGCATTGATAGCCATACCGCCGGAACTGGCTCAAGCGCAACTACTGACGATGCTGGTTATGCTGTTGGCGCAACTACTATCACTCTGGCTTCTGCTGGAACTGGAACTATCCTAGCGGGTGACGTTATTACTTTTGCTGGCGATACTAATCAGTATGTAGTAACAACAGGTGATGGCGATGTATCTGGTGGCGGCAGTATTATTCTTGGCGAAAATGGCCTAAGAATAGCTATTGCGGCATCGACTACAGCCATTACAGTAGTGGCTGCTTCAGTCAAAAACGTAGCGTTTCATAAGTCTGCTGTTGAAATCGGTCTTCGCGGATTGGCTCAACCCATGGGCGGCGATGCTGCTGTTGACCGTATGACAGTCCAAGACCCAGAGTCAGGATTGATCTACAACATAGCTGCTTATAAGGGCTACAACAAAGCGATGTTCGATGTCTCTTGTCTCTACGGCTATAAAGTCTGGAAGCCAGAGTTCACCGCTGTACTGTTAGGCTAAATAAATCAGGGGTAGTAGTTGAATATGTGGCTTCTGCTGCCCCTTTTTTTTTGGAGTTCAAATGCCAAAAGATTCAAGACTTACCCGTTTAGGCTTAGATAATTTTAATCAAGCCAAGCGCACTCCCAAACATCCAACTAAATCTCATGTCGTTGTTGCCAAAGTAGGCGATAAAATAAAGACTATTCGATTTGGTCAGCAAGGAGTATCCGGTTCACCTCCTAGAGCAAACGAATCAAAAGCTGACGCTGCAAGAAGGGCATCTTTCAAAGCAAGACACGCTGAAAACATAAAGAAAGGTAGAATGTCTGCGGCTTATTGGTCAAATAAGGAGAAGTGGTAATGTATAAAGGCAAAAAGAAAAAGCCGAAAGGAAGGTAAATGACAACTATCGTAATTGAAGATGGAAGTGTTGTTGCTGGAGCTAATAGCTATGTCTCGATGGCAGAATACATAGCTTACGCCGCAACCCTCAACATAACTGTTGAAGACAGTCAGGTTTATCAAACCCAGATTATTGAGGCTGGTCAATTTATTGACGGGCTAGAAAACGTCTTAAAAGGCGAAACCACAACCAAGACTCAGCCAATGGCTTATCCAAGAAACAATCTAACGGATATAGCTAACTGGTCTTGGCAAAGTGATGAGATTCCTACTCAAGTAAAAGAAGCACAAATGTCCTTGGCTATTGATATACAGTCAGGCGAGGACTTGTGGAATGTATCTCAAAGCGGAGCCACAGGGATTAAGAAAGAAGAAGTTGTTGGAGCGGTAGTCGTTGAATACGCTGTTTCAGATGCTATTCGATCTGCAAGAAGAAGCAGAAGCGGAGCTTTATTGTCTTTGCTAATGAAGTTTAATGGTCTAGGAATTCCTTTGGCGATGTCGTAATGAGTGCAACCTTTTATACAAGCATGGCGGCAACTGCTTCAAGGTTGCTTACAAAGTTTGGCATGGCAATCACGATCAAAAGAACTACGGGTGATAGCGTTAATCCTGTCACTGGTGCGGTAGTGGCTGGCACTACTACAAGCTACACTCCGCAGGGATTGGTTCAGCGGTACAGGGATGATCAGATAGATGGAACAAGAATTCTATCTTCTGACAGATTGGTTATTGTAGATAATACTGTTGAACCCTTGACAACTGACAAAATTACCTTGTCTTCTCAAGATTGGTCGATAGTAGATGTAAAAGAATCTAAGCCTTCCACTATTGGGATTGTGTATTTTATACAGGCGAGAAGATAAATGGCTGTCGTAAACATCTCAGCATGGGCAAAGAAAGCTAACACAACCCTAGACCAAGCGGCTAGAGGTATAACCATTAGTCTGTTTTCAGCAGTCATTATGGATACTAGAGTTGATATTGGTCGATTGAGAGGTAACTGGCAGGCAAGTATTGGCAGTCCAATTACCAGCGAAACAACAAGAACCGATAAGAGTGGAACGGCAACTGTCAGAGCAATGAAAGGCGTAGTTAAGTCTGGCGCGGTCAATATAATGACAAACAATGTTCCTTACGCTGAATATTGGGAACAACAAGACGGAATGGTTGCCAAGAATATGGCTAGGATTAAACGGAACATCAAAGAAACAGTAGGGAAGGCTCAGTGAGCATTAAGATAGATCAGGCTTTTATTCAGAGCTTCATTGACGGGGCTTATGGGCTAGAAACGGCCTATCAAAATCAGCCTTATACGCCCACTGCTGGGACTCCTTACGCTGAATTATTAAATATTCCTAATGACATTACGGCTTTAGATTTAAAAGATACAAATGAGACAGATGGTTTGTTTCGGATAATCTTGAGGTATCCTGTTGACTCAGGAGCATTTGCAGCAAAGAACGAAGCAGAAACGATAATGGCAGACTACTCCATTGGGAGCAGTGTTTCATATTCCGGACAATCTGCTAGAATAACCGCAGTAAACCGCCAGCAGGGTGTAGTTGAAGAAAGCTGGTATGTAACCCTAATCACAATTTCATATAGAGCATTTATACCGAGGTAACAAGTTATGCCAACTTCCGCGCAGACCCTAGTAGAGTCAGTAATTGCAATTTCAGCAACACTACCTACAACATTCGATGACGATGCCACTACTGGCTATCCGTCTTCAACTTATACAACAATTGGACAGATCACTGATTGGTCGGCTGGAGGGCAAACTTTCAACGTAGTCACCTCTAATCCTATTAACCAGCGGTCTACCGATAAGTACAAAGGCACTTATAATAATGATGCTGACTCTATTACCGTCAATCGTGACGATGATGATGCGGGTCAAGTTATTGTATTGGCTGCCTTACAAGCCGAAGTCGACTATGCTTTCAAAGTGACTTATCAGGATGGTACTGATGATTACTGGACTGGCAAAGTCGTTTCTTTTAATACTGTCGCTGGAGGCGCAGACTCTTTGGTTCAGAGAACCATTCAGGTTGAGCGCACTAGGTCAGTAGTAGTTACCACATAAGGTACAGACTATGGATTTAAGTAAGATCGACCTAACAGCAGCGGCAGACAGAGGAATTACCACTGAGCTTGCTAACCCTGTAACTGGAGAGCCTTTAGAAGATGAGGGCGGCAAAAGGATTACCATTAAGGTCTTGGGAAGAGACTCAAAAAAATGGCAACAAATAATGCGAAAATTGGAGCAAAGGAATGCAGCCAAATATCGTAATAAGCCAGTGCCTAGCTCCGTTACTGAAAATAACGTGAGAGAGGCACTTGCTGAATGCACGATCAGTTGGCAAAACATTGATTATGACGGCGAGAAGTTAGTTTGTAATAAAGAAAACGCCTTAATGATGTATACCCAACGCGGCTGGATTACAGAACAGGTAATCGAGGATGCTGTTGATCGGAGCAAATACGACACAAAGTAGAAACGCAGTTAGAGGAATACGTTCAGTATTGGGCGTGGCTGACTACAGCAAGAAAAGGTTCGACAACGGCTAGGCTTGAATCATTAGTTGATGTTCAAATGCCTGATGTCGGACCTTTTTATTACATAATTCCTTTAATTGCAGAAATAGGACTTAGCGGTGTTACATGGAGTGAGATATATCACTGGATGCAACTTACCGGAGTGCAGCTTAGATTATGGGAAATTAAACAGATAAAGAAATTATCTGCATTGTACCGCAACTATTCTCAGCAATACGAAGGTAGCAGTGTTCCCGCGCCATACAGAGATTTTGAGGCTCCGCAAGGAATCTCTCAAAGCACTCGTGACCAAATACGCAATGACAGGCGGTAACTCATGGATGTAGCAAACCTAGATGTTAGGGTAAATTCAACTTCAGTAAAGACCGCAACCACAAATATTGCAGGTATGGGTGCAGCTTCTTCTGGAGCTATGTCCAAGATTAAATTACTCAGCGGTGCTTTAGTTGCTATGGGCGCTGGCAAAGTATTATCTAAAGTAATCACCGACACCAATTCCTTCACTAAATCTATTAGCGAGCTTTCTGCCATCACAGGAGCCACTGGTAAGGATTTAGCATTTTACGAAGAACAGGCCGCGTTAATTGGTAAAACAACCACACTGTCAGCTAGTCAAGCTGCAACGGCATTCAAGTTGATAGCCAGCGCAAAACCTGACCTCCTTGCCTCAAAAGAAGCATTGGCCGCCGTTACTAAAGAAGCCGTCACACTAGCAGAAGCTGCTGGAGTTGATTTAGCTGATGCTGCTCAAACTGTCGGTGTTTCTCTAAATCAATTTGGAGCTGAAGCTGATCAAGCCTCTCGGTTTGTTAATGTTCTTGCTGCTGGCGCAAAAATGGGTTCGTCATCAATCACTGATACATCAGCCGCAATGAAGAATGCTGGTGTTGCAGCTAAATTGGCTGGCCTAAGTTTTGAAGAAGCGAATGTTGGTGTCCAGTTATTAGCAAAAGGTGGATTATTTGCCGCTGAAGCAGGAACAGGGTTTAGGCAGGTTCTATTAAAACTAGAAAA